ATACCATCAGAATCTAGAAAGAGATATGGAGATACCTGATCGCTTTCACCAAGAAAGCCATATATCTCTTGAAAGTTTTGATTTATCTTTGTACCGGCATTACGTAATGAGTCACCTGTACCGTCATTTGCGGTAGCGCCAGTATTAATAATTTGTCTAGCCATTTTATCTCTCTTTAAAAGTTATCACTATTTATAATAGTTTTTAGAAGAAGTCGTTACTAAAATTCATTAGTATTGTATTATCACTTGACATTCTTGGGAATGAAGGATCAGCCACTGTACTGTCGTCATCAAATGTATTTGACCCTGGGTTCTGAACATTTGCCAAGTTATTAAAGTTTAAATCAAAAGCAGCAAGAGTCATCGCAGGTGGAAATTGTCCTAGCTGTACAGGTTTTAAGGTAAATGGTTCAACTTGAGAACCTAAATCTTGTACAATATGATTAGTTGCATTAAATCCAAACATAGCAGCATCTGCTATACCAGTAAATTGTGGTCCTGTAGAATCTGCAATACCTGGAGGCATTAACAAATAATCAGGCTCTGCAATACTTACAATCTGAACTTCACCAGCCACATACATACCAGCTGGATGAACAAATAATTTATATATGTCTCTCCACGTGTCTATAGGTAATGTAGACTTAATGAGCAAAGCATACTTCTGATATAATTTATCATCGGTTAAATATCTCTGTTCATCAGGTCCAATGCGTGATGCTGATACAGTAATCTCAGGAGCATAAGGAGTTATGCCAGCATTTTGATTTGCTTTCTCTTTATCAATATCATGTACATTACCGACAATAAAAACATTTTCTTTTGTGTATTTTACATCCACGAATGAATTAAAGAATACTCTAAAGAATTGTTCGATACTATACTTTGTACCTTTTGATTTATATAGCGTACTTGAATAATCTGCAGCCTCTCGCTTATTTCTAAACCCTTCGAAGTATTGTTGACCCAATAATAATTCATCTTCTATAAAAGATAACAGGTCTATATCGACCTGCGTAATATCACGATTTAAAAATAATTCATCTATAAGACGGGTAGGTGATATATCACTATCAGCATAATCATAATATGCATTTAGAAATTTTGCAAACTTTGGATATTCAGTCTGAAAAAATTCAGGTAGCACATTTTCTACATGCTTCTTATCTTGTACCGATATCGGCCTGCGATTTATATCGCGTAATGTTTTATCTAAAGACATATTAGCTCGTTGTTACTAAGTTAGCTTGTACAAATGATGGTCCTTCATCATATACTACAATTTGGTTTTGACCTGGTGAAGAGAATGATTCATTAGCTGCAACTGCAGATATTTTAATAAATGAATTACCACCGATTATACTATCTACTAATAAACCTGTAAGTGTAACAATACCTGTAGCAGGTGCATATTCACCTACATTATCAACAAATACTGTATCATCGTCGATAGCTACTAATTGCAATTTGTAACTATCTAATTTATTTTTAAGAGTTACTTTTTTACCACTAGAAAAGAAAGCAGTAGAAGTAATTGTATGACTTTCATCATTAGGCTCAGCAATTGGTGATGCATATCTAAGCACTGCGGCTTCTTGTGAACCGAGTAATGGAGTCCATCTCTTTTGTACTTTAAGAGATGCACGTGAAGATAATACTGATGGATCAACATCATCTACTAACGCCAATAAATTAGATCGTCTATACGATTGATCGAATAAACCTGTATTATTAGTAAAATAAGTTGTTGTTGCATCTTCAACTCGGTCCTGAATCTCTTGAACAGAAGAAGATGTAAACTTAGGATTAAACTGAAAGTATACTGCAGTTTCTAGATATGTTATATCTGGGTCTTGGAACTTCACATCAAATGTAATAACCTGCAACTGTCTTGCCAAAGCAGTAATATCACCTTTTGTTTTATCGATTGTTGCTTGAGTCACATCATCTTTAAATACAATGGATAGAAAGACTACTCCATATTCTTTACGTACAGCATCTTCACCGCCATATGCTTGAATGTCTTTGATTAGATAACCGAAGTTACGTTTAATAAGAGTAGCATAATCAGCGGCTGTAACCATACGGTTTTGAGATGCATATGAGAATGGAGCATTCTTACGAATAGAAGCAACTGTTTCTGGAAAAGAACCTGATACAGCTTTAGTTACTGTAGTCATAGATAATGTAAAGTTAACTGTACCACCAGCGCTATTAACAGGCACTTGAGCAACAGGAGTAAAATTAGTAGCTCCATTTGCATCGGGCCCTTTTGTAGAAAGATATTCTACGACAATCTTATTACCAGCTTCTGGGGCTTTACCTAATGTATATCCATCACCAAAAGATAATTCATAAAATTCATTTGGTGTTTCTCGTAAGATATAAACTTTAGACTGATCATCAATAGTATCTGCTTCTTTTAAATCTGTATATGTAGTGAAAGTTGTAGTAGATAAATCTTCATATACGCTTACAAACGCTGTAGTAGTATCGATATTTTTATCAGGTATAATGTATACTGAATCTACTGAGTTTTCACTTACTATAAATGTTTTAGTAGTATTAGTACCTTCTTTAATAGTTATACTCTCACTGCCTCTGTCATCTTTGAAAATATATAATCCATTACCATTATCTTCTGCAGAAACTGAACCTATTGTTTCAAATGTATAAGAAACATTATCAACGGTTGTTGTAAATTTAGTGCCACGAGGTAATGTAAGAAATGTTGGCCGACCTGCAAGATTACCAGTATTGATTGATAAATTTACTGTTGCTGTAGCTGCGGTCTTAGAAGCAGGCATATAACCAATAGCTTCAGCCAATGATACAACAGATGACCTCATTTGAGCTGTGGTCAAATAAGATTCATTTAACGCCATGTTTGCAATCAATGCATTGTAATGTGTATTATATGCTAATACATCTAGCATAGCAGAAAGACCTGAACCTTCGAAATTATAATCTTTAAAATCAGGATTATTTTGTAAAGAAGCTTTTAAACTAGTTTTAATATTTGTAAAATCTAGATCAGTTGATCTTATTGTTGTTACCATTACCTTAACCTCGATACCGTAGTTTGTAATTCTACTTCTTGTTCAGTTGACGTTACCCTAAATAGTAATTCGACCTGTAACGTATTACGGTCTGGATTACTAAAAACATTGATTCTTAATACTCTTGCCCTAGGCTCATATTCTTCTATTGCACTTTTTACTTGATCTTCTACATGAGTACCCATACCAGCATCTGCTAATTCAAATAACATACCGGTTATGTTAGCACCATAGAAAACTTCAAATGGCTTTTCGAAACGATTAGTAGAAACTATATTTTTAACAGATTGTTTTACTGCATCAGCATCTGTTTTTCGATATATGTCACCACTAGGTTTTCTTTCAAACAATAAGTCAATATCTGAATATGACTTCTTTCTGCTCGTAAGAATCGAACTAGATAGATTTCCATCTTCTATTGATAATTGTCTTGCCATTTTAAACCTTTTTCATCTATTTATAACTTTAAACTGCGTCTTTAAATAAGAAAACTTCGACTAATGCATCATTAGATTGTACTGTATTATTGTATAATGTTTGTACATCACGCTTAAATCGTATATCAGTGAATGAAGTTATATTCGGTATTTCTAGTATTAGCTGTGCATTGAGATCACCAGACGGATCATATGAATCATAATCTAATGTAAGCTTATCAAAATAACCTACTTCTGACCATGCAATAGCTAAAGCAAACGTTGCTTCAAGATCTATCTTACCTTTCTGATCTCTTAGTTCGAATACTAATGCTCTTCCTTTATTACGCAGATCTAATATACTATTAGCTGTAAGCTTTTCTTCTTGTAGTTTACCAGGTGCGCCAACACCATAAGTTTCTGGCGCATAGTAACCTTCTACAACTTCTAATGAATATGACTCAAACTCAGTTGGTGTATGATTACTATTCGAAACAACTTTCATCATTTCTGACATAATAAAATAATTCTTTGCTAATTGCGATTTATCAGCATTTGGTAAAGCATTAAATTTACCATGATCATCTGTACCAATAAATTTACCTATTGAT